CTGGTGTTTCTGCAACCGGTAGGAATGCGTTCAGACTCAACCCGTCATGCCGACACGACGCTCAAAGAGCTGGCACGCGACTATGGCATGACTGACATTAAGTCTGTCAGAGAAGGTGAGTCTCAGCCCAATGCCCTGTTGCAAAACAAACAAGCTGCTCAATCAGACCATCCTTTTGCTGTAAAATGGGGTAATCCCAAAGAGATTGGCAACTTTAGCCTCAACTCCGTGCGAGGCGAGCAAGTGCAAGGGCTTGCATCCATGAAAGAATCGGGTGTATCGTTACCCAAGTTGCGGCCTGCTGCCATCATCAGAGATCACGAAAACCTGCAAGTGAAGAGTTAATGCGCATACCTGATAATCCGATTGAGCGAGAGTTCTTCTACGCTGACCTAGCCAATAAGTGCATGGTCAGTCTGGAACAACGCAAAGCGGATTACCAGACGTTGCGAAGCTTTTATCTCTTTGGCTCTGGCCCTGATGAATCGCCTGCGCACTTCAATAAAATCTTCCCGCACATTGATCAGCTTGCCTCCTTTCTGTACTCAGCAGAAACCACGCGCTTTTCCATCATGACCGGTGCGTCGGTCAACCACAACGAACAGACCAAGGTTCCCGTATTGACCCAGGCACTCAACGATGAGTGGCTTAACAGCAATGCGGATCAGGTGTTTTCACAAGCCTTGTCGTGGTCTTTGTGTTTTAACTCCACCTTTATCAAACTGGTGTTTAACAAAGGCATTCATCCTTATGTGGTGGAGCCTGGTGCAGTGGGTGTCTTGCGTGAAGATCTCTCGCATACAGACCGGCAAGAAGCAATTCTTCAGCGCTACTACATCACGAAGTCAGAACTCTACTCACGGCTTTACAAGCACCCCAAGCGTGAAGAGATTGTCAAGCGGGTGACAGCGTCAGAAAAATCAACCGCTGATATGCCTGAAGGTGTTGAGCGCTTGATCATGTCGCAAGTCAACCCAACGATGTACGGAAACGTGAATCTGGATCTGGGCGGCATCAGTCGTTACAAGCCCAGAGTGGCTGAAGACCTGGTGCAGATGCAGGAACTTTATGTCTGGAATGATGACATTCAAGACTATCAGTTCGTGACCATCGCTGATCCAAACGTTGTGATTTATGACCGTGAGATGGCCTCGGTCTATCTCAAGGGTGAAATACCGCTGATCCAGCTTTGCCCCAATCCACAATACGATTACTACTGGGGCGTATCAGAAGTAAGCCGTTTGATCTTTTTGCAACAAATGCGCAACAAGCGCATGAGCGAAATCCTTGATCTGTTGAACAAACAAGTTTCACCGCCCACCGCGCTGATCGGGTTTATGGGCATACCGGATGAAAAGAACTTTGCACTCAACCGTGCAGGCGGTCTGCTTTACTCCGATACGCCCAATGCCAAGGTGGAGCAGCTTGCACCGCAGATACCCAATGATCTCTTTCGTGAGATTGACCAGATTGACAATATGTTTGCTGAAGCCTCGGGCATTGTTTCGGTCTTGCAAGGCCGGGGTGAATCGGGGGTGCGCAGCGCAGGTCATGCCTCACAGCTGGCTCGGATGGGGTCTTCCCGTGCGAAGCGTCGCGCTTTAGTGATTGAGGATGCGCTTGAGAAAGTCGCCACGATGTATCTCAAGCTCATGCGGCGTTACGAAGACAGGCATTACAAAGATACCAAGGGGATGCCCTTTATTGCCGAGCAATTTACCTCAGACTTTGTGGTGAAGGTGGATGCACATAGTAATTCTCCGATTTTTATGGAAGACACGCGCCAGTTGGCCTTCAATCTTTTCAAAGCCCAAGCGATCAGCAAAGAAAGACTCATTGATCTGCTTGACCCACCGATGAAGCAGTTGCTCAAGGATGATTTGAAGAAACAAGAGGCGCAAGCCCCTCAGCAGCCGCAAGGTGCAGCGCCGTCTCAGGTTCCAACCCCGCCAAGCTCTGCTGGCCCTGCCAATATGCCCTTGAAACAGGTGAAATAATGCAGAAAGAAGCCTATAGAAGTGCCGGTGATCAACCTCGCATGACGAAAGATTTAATGAAACAATCCTATCGTCCTGCCAAAATGAGCTTTGATCGTAACGCAATTCAGAGTAAAGTTCGTTCTAGTGGTATGCGTCAATCCTCTCGGTAAAGGAAAACAGAATGTATTCTCGCAAGATGAAGCGTTCACGCAAGACCCGCCGCTAATCAGCGCTCGTGGCAAAACGGGTATGGCTGCTTCCCCGATGAAGTAAGTGGCCTGTCCTTTATAAAGGAGATGATCATGGCACGTCGTGGTCGCAAAGGTCGTCGGAAGTAATTCCGCATCTCTTTGGGGGAAGAGATGTTAAACATCCCCCACTTGACTTTATGTTGGTAAGCGTTTACAAACCGCCCAAGAGATAATATGAGTGTTCCAGCAGACAAATTAATGGAAATGATTCGAGGCGATCAGGCCAAGGGTAATGCACCCGAGGATGATGCAACGAAGCCTGCTTTGTCTGGCGCTGAAGCCCCGCCGATGGGTGCGCCGATGCTGACACCGGAGGATAAGCGCGGTGATCAGGCAAGTGCCAAGGTCAACGTGCAGATGGCTATGGACTTGATGCAACAAGCCCTGCCCGTCTTTGGAACAGATTCTGAAGAGGGTAAAAAGATTTTACAGGTGCTTGGTAGTCTGGCTCGCGTGTTTGGTGAGACAGAAGCTAAGACCAAAGAGTTGATCCCCGCTGAGATCATTCAAATGATTCAATCGCTTCCGCAAGCCGGTGGTGCGTCTCCTGAGATGAAAGCCATTGCGAAAGCACCCATCGAGGGGACACAAACCCCTCCCATTTCCATCTAGGAGCAATCATGGATTTATTTAAGCCCAGAGGCGCACAAACCATTCGCCGTCCGTTGGACAACAAGAAGGAGAATGGTCAGATTGTGAACCCCTTCCGCTATGCTGAGTTTGGTGGTTTTAGTTCTGCCCAGAAAGCCGGTCATAAGAACAAGATGACCTTGAGCAATCCGGGTGATACGAAAAAAGTGATTTGATAAAGGAAGGGGCTAGTCATGTCACTTGAAAATTTGTCCGAAGGCGAAATCCGAGAGTTGGCACTCCTGGCTAAGGAGCTGCACGACAATCCGACCACGCGCTCTGAAGCCTTGCGTCTGACCAAGAAGATTCGGCAAGACTTGCCGATTCCGGAGCTGGATCTGCAAGACAGGGTGGAAAAGACCCGTGAGCAGATGCAATCCAAAATTGATGCGATGGAAGCGCGTTTGCGTGAGAATGATGCGCGTAAAACGCTTGAAGATCGCCGCAATGCTTTGAAGATCAAAGGTAAGGCATCGTCAGACGATGACATCCAACAGATTGAGAAGATTATGATTGACAAGAAGATTGCCGATCATGAAGCTGCTGCCGATTACTTTAATTGGATGAAGCAGGCTGAGGTGGACAAGCCCACGCCGATCTTTCAAGGATCGCCTGTGCTGAACAACTTTGATTTGAAGAATTACTTTAAGAACCCGCAGAATGCGGCGCGGGAAAACGCAATGCAAGCTTTATCGGAATTACGCTCCCCAAAACGTCCGATAGGCTTGTGATGTACAACTAGGGGCTATTTTTTTTAAGGAACTATCATGCCTATTGGTGGCGGTATCATCCCAGCATCGGGCACGAGTCAGTACAATGAACTGACGTATGTGACCCGCAGGGCGTTCATCCCAAAGTTGATCGTCCAACTTTATAACTCCACCCCTTTGTTGGCTGCGCTCCTAGCAAATAGTCAGACAGCCTCTGGTGGTGTGTCCTCAGTAACCGTTCCGGTGCAGGGTTCACAGTTTGTGAACGCTCAGTGGTCAGATTACTCAGGTTCGTTTGCCCAGCCCTCTGTGCAGCAAGGCGCATGGAATGCTGAGTGGAACCTGAAGTTGATGATTGCTCCGGTTCCTTTCCTCGGTATGGAAGGTGCGGTTCAGCAAGACTATGCCGTGATTCCCTTGATTGAGGCTCGCATGAACGATGCGACCAACGTCATGATGGATGCGATGGCAACCGCGCTTTATAACTCAGACGGTACAGGCTCTTACTCGCAACAGTTTACGGGCTTGCCCATTGCGGTTGACAGTGCTGGTACTTACGCAGGTTTGAGCCGCTCAACCTACGCATGGTGGGCCTCGAGCGAGTACGCAGCAGGTTCAGTCAACCCGACGCGTCAGAACGTACTTCAGTACATCTCTGGCACGGTGAAGAAAGCTGCTGAAATGCCAACGTTTGGTGTGTGCGGCTTTGGTACTTGGACGTTGTTGGCACAAGACTTTGTCGGCCAAGAGACGTACATGATCACACCAGGTAGCAACTTTGCAACCGGTGAAGATGGCCCAAGCTCTGCGTTCCGTGCTTTGATGGTTGCAGGCGTACCGATCTATCCTGATCCGTACTGCCCAGAAGGTATTCTGTATCTGTTGAACAGCAATTATCTGAGTATGTACATTCACAACCAGGCGCAGTTTGCGTTCACCGGTTTTGAATCGACATTGCCCAACTGGCAGATTGGTTATGTGGGTGCTGTGTTGACCATTGCAGAAATGGTGAGCACCAAGCCCAAGTCCATGACCAAGGTGACAGGCTATAACAGCCTCACACTGTAAGGAGATCATCATGGCACTTTCATTAGTAAAACTGATCCTTGCCTCAAGCACGGCAAACTCGGATACGGCTGGTGCGTACTTTGACTATCAGACGCAGTCGGTTGCAGCCGGAACAGACGTTGTCATTCCTGCGGGTTTGTATCTGGTTTATCCAGTGGCTAACCTGTCGATTCAGGCATACAACGGAACATCTTGGGCAACGCTGATTGCTGCAAACACCGGTGGCACGGTTTTTTCTGACGGCATCAACGTCAAGTGGGTATCGGCTTCTGGAACCGTAACGGCGCTCTTTTTGACCGTGAACGGCGGTCTTGCTGCACCTGGTTCGTTTAACGCAACCTAAAGGAGTAAAGCATGGATGCGTCTCGCGTAGCCAATGAGCTGCCAACCCGTTTCGGCGGCATCCTGCTTGGGTCGTTGATTGCTGCGGATTTCAATTCAACAGCGGATCAACGGATCACCATTTTTGACAATCCCTCGAAATACATTCTTCGTCGGATTGTGGTGGCTAATGCCTCGACGTCTCTGACCACGGCTGCTGGCGGCATTTACACCGCCGCTAGCAAGGGCGGTACAGCGGTTGTTGCGGCTTCCCAAGCTTACACAACGTTAACCGGTTCAACGCTCTTTTTGGA